CCATAACAGGAACAAAGAGCATAAAGAAATGCAACCACCTCTTATTGCTAAACGCAATACCAAAGATCTGAGACCAGTAGCGGTTTGCTGTAACCATTGAATAGGTTTCTTCTTCTTGAGTGCTGTCAAATGCTTTAAATGTATTGGACATCTCTCCATCTTTATAGAGAGTATTCTCTACTGTAACACCATGAATTGCAGAAAGCAATGCTCCACCGAGGATACCTGCTACACCCATCATATGAAATGGATTCAGTGTCCAGTTGTGGAATCCTTGAAGGAAGAGGAGGAATCGGAAGATTGCTGAGACCCCGAAAGATGGAGCGAAAAACCAACTCGATTGACCCAGAGGGTAGATGAGAAAGACACTAACGAAGACAGCAATAGGACCAGAAAAAGCGATTGCATTGTACGGACGGATACCTACTAGACGACTAATTTCAAATTGCCTAAGCATGAAACCAATGAGGGCAAATGCTCCATGGAGCGCCACAAAAGCCCAGAGTCCCCCAAGTTGACACCAGCGGACGAAATCACCCTGTGCCTCAGGACCCCAGAGAAGAAGAAGAGAATGACCCATAGCATCTGCTGGAGTAGAAACTGCCGCAGTAAGAAAGTTTGCACCCTCCAAATAACTGCTCGCGAGTCCATGGGTAAACCAAGACGTGACGAAAGTAGTCCCAGTAAGCCAACCACCAATAGCAAGATAAGCAGTGGGAAAAAGAAGAAGTCCAGACCAACCAACAAAAACGAAACGATCTCGTTTAAGCCAGTCATCGAGGACATCGAACCACCCCCGTCGTGGAGGACTTAGTGTTGAAGCGACCATTTTTTTGTTCCTTTAGATAGTAGAGTTGGGGCCAAGTATCACGAATTATTTCCGCTAACTTGTAAGAAGAATTTTGTGGTATCACTTGGTGTATTTTCGTAGATGGACGAGTCACCATAAGTTTTATGATCTTTGTAACCTACCATACGACCTTTTGTATTCTGCAGAGCAGGCATGAAGGCAATGAAGAAGAAGACTCCAGGTGCTCCGACGAATACAACAGCGACGATTACATAGTAGGTTAGCAATTCAAGTAGATCGTGTGTCATAATAAAAAGATTTTTTAGTAAAGAGACTCTTCTTGCTCAGCAAGAATAGTTACATCAGAAGTGGGATAAGCAACACAGGTCAGGACAAATCCTGCTTCGAGTTGATCA